CTGATGGACTCCGAGCTTTGCTCGCCTGAGCACCCACGGAGCGCAAGAAGACGTAGGACGTGAGGCGTCACCACCAACGACCCGAGCGGGGCTGCGCGGTATGTCCGCAGCGGAGGAACATTCCCCACCTTACCATCGTCAGCGACAACGCTACGGCTGACACCCCGAGGGAATGCCGCGAGATGGGTAGCGCCATCCGCACCCCGCTCCCTTTTTTCACAGAACACAAATTATCACAAATTATTCACAAATTAAAAATTTTGGCGATATGGCTAATTTAGTAAACGACAACATGGTCAAGAGAATGCCTTGGAAGGAAGGCATGAGAGTAACAGGTAAGTATGAAATGCCCGTGAACGACTACGGCGAGTACCTTGCACGTTCAGGCAAGAACAAGCAGAATGGCCGCAAGCGCAAGCACTGTGCAAAGGCTTTCTCTTAATGACCGAAGCACATGGCAAAAGTTTTGCAATGCCCGCACTTTTTCAGCATTGGCGGTCTGACTCGCGGTTGCATGAACGGCAGGTTCCCCTGCGACTGCGAGTCGTGCGACTGCCCCGACAAGCATTACGTTGAAGTAACAACCACCACCACGACGACATCTACGACGTGGATGGAGAAGAAATAAATAGTATAGGCGATATGGCATTCAGAAGAGATTACGAAATCACGATCAAGGCAGACATGAGCGACATGCCTTATTGGACGTGTTTACGGAAGGGCGAGCGGACGAGCAATCTGACGCTCGAAGACTACAAGGCATTGCTCGAAATGGTCGATGACGTGAGCACACGGCTCCGCAACACCATCAAGCGATTGCAGGACATTGAAAATAGTGACTGACGTATGAAGGTACTCAAACGAAGCACTTGGCTGCATGGTCCGACTCTTGAAATGACAAGCGACGAGTACATGGCCTACAAGTTCGGTCGGATGCGGGGCATAACGATTGGCATCTGCATCGGCTGCGTAGTATTGGTAATAATAACATTTCTGAAACTCTTATGACCGACGAACAAAAGCGCGAACAGATACGATTCCTGTATCAGCAACTCGACAAGTGTGGGCAGATGATAGCGGAGGATGACGAGTGGGGTGCAGCCCGACGGGAGTACAACCGCGAGTACCGCCGCATCATCAACGCCCTGCGTCGGCTGGAGCCCGAGAAGTGGAAGGACTATCCCGTATTCCGTCAGCACACCGCAGAGGGACGCAACGAGATGGTTCAGAAATGGCTCGCAGAGCATCGCTGCCCGAAGTGCGGCGGCGAGTTCAAGCAGACGCGCAGCGGCTCGTTCCGCATCGTCTGCCAGCAGTGTGGTCAGACAGGACAATTAAAACGCAAGAAGCAATGACCTACCGCGATTTGACAATCCATCAGCGCATCAACGTGAAGAGCTGGGTCAGGCACGACATCCCGATACCATGCGCCTATCACAGCGTACTGCTCTACGACACGGGGCTTCCGCGTCAGCTCGCCGATAACATCGACACGCCGTGCGACAGAGAGTCGCTGCTGTTCCGTCGTAACTGGTCGCAGATTCGCTTTCCGCGTCCGAAGATTTAATCCCTCCATCCTTATAATCCGTGTTCAAAAAAACCTCAAAAAACAAAAGGCGATATGACAGACTACACAATTCCGATGATTATCGGCACTAGTGGCTCTACTGCGATTTAGCAAACTTATAAAATCATAGCAAAAGATATAAAATGCTACAATTTACGTTGCCTTCCTGTTTCAACCTTGCTGGTTGCAATCCCGTTCAGAACGAAGCGGGAGTGCAGAGCCGTCAAGTCCGCAGGCGTAAGTTCGGGATAATCTGTCCCTACTTTGCTGGTGATGAGACTGAGCAGGTTCAAAGCGGCATTGAGGTCACGGTCAATCACCGTGCCGCAATGTGGGCAGACGTAGGTACGGTCACCGAGCGTGAGGTCATCATGCTTATGGCCGCATACGTGGCACGTCTTGCTGCTGGCAAAGAATCGGTCGGCCACCTCGACACGGACGCCGTTCATCGCCGCTTTATACTCTATCTGCCTTCGCAGTTCGCTAAAGGCCATGTCGCTGACACTCTTTGCCAACTTGCGGTTCTGCTTCATGCCTTCCACATTCAAGTCCTCGATGGCTATGGCCTCGTAGGTCGTGGTGAGGATGGTGGTCAGCTTCTGCGTGAAGTCACGGCGGATGGCTGCAATGTGCCGATGCTCCTTGCCGAGACGGCGGGAGAGCTTCTTATAGTTGTTCGACCGCTTAACGCCCTGCAAACGCTCCTGCTTGGTTTTCGCATGCTGGCGCTTGGAGAGCTGGCGGCTCAGTCTGGTAATCTTTCTCTGATGTTTGCGCAGGGTGCGCGGATTGCTCACGGCGATGCCGTTGCTGAGCATCATCGCCTCCTTCAGTCCGAGGTCGATGCCTACGGCTCCGTGCTTCTCACGGCTTGCTTCGGGATGGGTACGGTGGTATTCCTCTTCGGTTATCTGCACCTGGAACGAGGCAAAGAACTTGTCGCCCTCCTGCGATACCCTTACACTCATCACCTTGCCGTTGAAGCGCAGACGCTCGGACATCTTCACGTAGCCGAGATTGGGAATGTTCACGTACTGACGCTTGCCGCCGACGTTGTGGGCGACGTTCTTCAGGTGCTTCAATCCCTTGTGCGTGTCGGAAAGGAAATACTTTGGATGGTCAACGGCAAAATAGAAACCGCCCTCGCCGTCCTTCTTCCTGTGCGGCTTGGGATAGTCGGCACGATGCTCGAAGAAATTGGTGTAGGCCGTCTGCAAATCGTCGAAGGCATGAGACGTGGCGTACTTCGTCACCTCGTAGGTGAACGGAAACTGCTCGCCCCGGATGGCGTTGAAGGCGTTGAGCAGCTTGCGTCCCGTCAGTCCACGCTCGCCCTCCTTGTACCGCCGCTTCCACTCATCCAGTCCCCAGTTGTAGGCCAGTCGGCAGCAGCCTATCGCCTTGCGGAAATAGGTCTTTTGCTTATTGTTTGGCATCAGCTGGATGCGGTGTGCGACGGTAATCATACGCAAACAAAAGGCGACTGCATTACGGGCTGTCAAGGCTCTCCAATGCGAATGCCTTTGAGGTCGTTGTCCGATACCTCACCCGATGCAGTCGGTATTTCTTCTATGTTAGCGGATATAAAAATAGCCGCTTGTTACGCGGCGTTTCTGACCGCATTGGAGATTTTTGACGTTGCAAAGATACGAACAATATTTGTAAATACATTATTCCTTTATATTATTTTAGGATTTTTTATATGAGAGAACAGCGACTGGAGTTACGCAGCACTGCAAGTCGTACAAAGGACATAGGTTCGAGTACATCGACTGAACGGACTGCCGATAAAATTCTGAGATATGGCAACAGCAACAACCGCAACCCCTGCTTACGCCGCCCCCCTTGCGTAAAGGGGGCTCAAACCTCCGCCCCGAAAGCGTCATCTCCTTCCTGACCCGCAACGAGCAGGGCGACCGCTGCCTCTACCGCACCAGCGACCACCTGCCCACCCCCGACGAGGTAAGGCAGTGGGTGAGGGAGACGGAGCCCCGCCGATAAAATTCTGACACATTTATATTTATTAATTCACAAAACAAAAAAGTAACGATTATGGCACAAGAAAAAGACTATTCCCTGAAGGTAAGGCTGACCCAGTTGACGGGCGCCTTCGTGAAAGACCTCACGGGCCGCACAGCCACCAAGAAGTGCATCATCATCCCCGTGGACGACAACCCCTGCATGTTCGTCGGCGAGAAGGACGTGTACCTGAACATCGCCGCCTTCGCCACCGACAGCCAGCAGTACGGCGACACCCACATGCTGAAACCCAACCTGCCCAAGGACGTGCGCGAGCAGATGACCGACGAGCAGCGCCGCCAGCAGCCCATCCTCGGCAACATGCGCCCGCTGCGCCAGGAGGTGCAGAGCCAGGGCGCCCCCATGCAGGCCGACCAGCTCGACCAGCCGCAAGACGATTTGCCGTTTTAGGCGTGCCGCCTAAGACTTTCGTCGCGATTGACTGACGTCGAGCCTGCTCACGCTCGACAATGCCCGAAAACAATTTCGGCATTGTTCTCGCTTAATCGCAGCCTTCGGCAAAGCTGATGCAAGCATCGCTTTGCCCTCGCTGCTCCGAAAGTTCTGAACCAAGAATCAAGATTCTAACATAATACTGCATGTTGCCCCGCATTGTCCGCGATGGATCGTGCGGGGCTTTTTTGTGTCCGCGAGGGGGCGATGTCCCAAATCTTCAGCGGCAATGACGTATTTTTGTCAGCAGAAATCAAAACCGACAAAGATTATGTTTCAGTTAGATCAAGTTTTGGAATACTGGGCGACGATATACAAGCCCATCTCGCATGACCCAGCCGCGAAGTCGAAGGACAAGGGCTTCTTCCGCATTCAGGAAATCGACCTGCAGAGCGAGTGGAGCCGCAATATGAACACCATCGACAAACCCTGCCTGCTGTTCCGCATGGCCGAGGACGGCTCGGTGAACAGCGACAACATCAACCGCCTCGACCGCTTCTGGGGCATCTACCTCGCCATCAAGCAGAAGGGCGCACCGAACAACGTGGTGGACGAGCTCGGCGCCGCCGACTGCAAGCGCGACCTGATGAAGATGACCGCCGCGCTGATAGCCTGGCTCGCCCGCCTGCAGACTTGGGCCAACAACGGGCGCACCGACGTCAGCAACCCATTCTTCTCACTCGCCGACCGCGAGACACGCGAGGGACTGCGCGGACTGCGCATCAACAAGACCGCCTTCTGGACCACCCCCGTCCACCTCAACGGCTGGTGGCTGATGGGCATCGAGTTCTACGGCATCGACCCCCGCCCCCTCTGCGTCAACGACGCAGACTACCTGCCCGACGAATAACCAAAGATTTTTTAAATTAAACGTAAGCGAAGTGTGCGACCGACCGCGAGGCCCGCCGTACACGATTTTTCTTAATATATTATAAAAAGTGTGCCCGATGCTTGCAAGTTTCAGATATAATGCCTATCTTTGCAACGTCTAAATTCAAATGCGCGGCACAGAAGAAACAAGCGAAGCCGCGACGAGCGGCATTTTTTGTGCCCTTAATGGAAGGAGTCGGGAGACTCATATATATAAACCAAACTGCACCGCGTCGGGTCACTGGATAACACCCCGAAGGTATCAGCGCATTTGAGCCTTGACAGCGCGTAGTGCAGTTTATTTTTGTCTAAATTCAAATGCAAACAACAACTACCAACGTCCGCGCGACCTACCCTATCTTCATGGAGATAGCCCGTCGCCGCCAGTCCATCCGCAGGGTGCTCAGCCGCCTGACAGCCCCGCAAGTGATTAACCCTAAAGACGCTGCCTTATGAACCGCTCCGACATTAATCCCGAGATGCAGGAGCTGATGGCACTGCTCTCTAAGGCCGTCGTGCCGCGAAGCCGCCGCAAGGCCGCAGTGAGGACCAACTACCACGCGCCGTACTACTCACCGAGCAGACACAGCAGATTCTAAAACCGCAGAGATTATGAGAAAGACAATAGAACAATTCATACAAGAAGCACGTGTCGTTCACGGTGACTATTACGACTACAGCAAGGTTGTATATGTAAGAGGCAGAGATAATGTCATTATTACATGTCCTGTTCATGGTGATTTTTTGCAGACGCCTGGGACACACTTGGGCGGTCACGGATGCCCTAAATGTGGCAAGATTAAAGCGGGAAACAAACAAAAGATATCACAAGAAGATTTTGTTGCTCGGGCTAAATCCGTCCATAATGACTTCTACGACTACTCAAAGGTTATTTATGTAGACACTCATACGGATGTCATTATCACGTGTCCGATACATGGTGATTTTCCGCAGACACCGAAAGCTCATTTACATGGTTGTAAGTGTCCTAAATGCGCATTAGAGTCAAGAGTAAAGAAACGCACATCGACAACAGAACAATTTATTGCGAAGGCGAGGAAAAAGCATGGCGACAAATATGACTACTCTAAGGTAAACTATATTAATAGCAACACGGAAGTGACGATAGGATGTCCTGAGCATGGATTCTTTGAAATGACTCCAACGGATCATCTAATAAGTTGTGGATGCAGAAAGTGCGGTCAGAGAAATAAGGGACTTAGGTTCAAAAAGACAACGGAGCAGTTTATTCAAGAAGCACGTGCCGTTCATGGTGATTATTACGATTACAGCAAGGTCGTGTATGAAAAGGCGGCAAAGAACGTGATTATAACCTGTCCCGTTCATGGAGATTTCTTACAAAGGCCATCTGTGCATCTTCAAGGATGTGGGTGCAACAAATGTAGCAGAGGTGTTATGTCGGAAATGGAGTTTATCGAAAAGGCTCGTGCCAAGTATGGTGATAGATATGATTATTCTTTGGTAAAGATAACAGGAAACCAGGCGAAGGTTAAGATTATTTGTCCCGTTCACGGAGTAATAGAGCAGAAGCCTTGGAATCATCTTCATAGCACAACTGGCTGCTACAAATGTGCTGGCGTTCGCGGCTTCACTACCGAGGATTATATCAGGATGGCCAAGGAAATACATGGCGACCGTTATGACTATTCCCAAACCGTTTATAAAGGGAGTCTTGAAAAAGTGACGATTATCTGTAAAAAACACGGGGCGTTCACAGTAATCGCTGGAAATCATCTAAGCAGTAAACAAGGATGCCGCATCTGCAATCTTGGCAGCCGAACCACCGATGAATTTATAGAAGATGCCCGCAAGGTGCATGGCGACAAATACGATTATTCAAAGTCCGTCTATATTGGCATAGAGAAGCCTATCATTGTGACCTGTAAGAAACACGGCGATTGGGAAACGTCGCCACATGAGCATCTTCGCGGCGGCAACTGTCCGAGGTGTTCCATTTCCCGCGGCGAGGAACGGATAGAATTATTCCTAAAACGACACGGCATCAAATATAAGGCCGAGAAGGTAATCAAGTCTAAGTTCGCCACGGGAAAGAAAGGGCTTTTCATGGTTGACTTTTGGTTGCCAAAGCAGAATATGATTATCGAATATAACGGAAGGCAGCATTATGAGAATGTCGGCTACATGGGAGGCGAACAGAAATTTGCCGAGCGGCAGGCCAGGGATGAAGGACTGAGAAAGCATTGTGAACATTTTAAAATCACTCTATGGGAAATCCCATATACTGATTACGATAGACTTGATGAAATTTTAAGGCAAAGATTAATACTCTAAAAAACGATGTGTACTAAGAGTGTCTTATAGTTTTAGTACAAACCATAAGACACTTTTAACTAAAACTATGTTTTTGGCTTAGTTAAGACCGTATTCCTCATAATATATAAAAAGGAGAGACCTCATTAATCGGAGTCTCTCCTTTTTTATGTAGTAACCAAAAAAACGTTCTACCATTTGCCGAGATCGACATTTAGCCCGTCGAACGAGTTAAGGATATCGACCGTGCCCTCCGCGCCCCAGAAGTCAACGAGGTAGTCGCGCACTCGGGTTTGCAGATGGCGCAACTCAGCCATGATGGCGGGTCGGTGTGACGAACCCTTGGCCCGGTTCCATGAGCCAATATAGCGACTGCGGAAGCGCACGTTCTTGCCACGCTCGACTCCAGATGCCTTTGTGTGGCCACCAACTCCTATGTCCACATACTGGAGATATGTATTAAATCTGTATTCCAGAGTTACCGATTGTTCGGTTGCATTCACGATGGTGCCGTCGATGGAGCGGAAGCCCTC